TTCGTATATTATCTTTAACAAGCCCAAACCTTTCCAAATCTAATAGCTCTTCAAACAGTCGTGCCATTTTTTTACCACTGATGTGGACAGAAATAGAAGGATCTTGCCCTATGGCTGAATTAGCAAAAGATAATAGATTCTGTGCTAAGTTGGCTTTCTGTGCAAAGTGTCGTGCGCCTTGAGGATATATTCGACCTACACCGCTAAGATTTTGGGGAGTAACTTCATTGAAAAGAGCTACACCAGTTTGATCATCAATTGTACGTACAATATCCTTTTCATTGATATTACGTCTAGAAATCTCTAACATATCGTTCAAGATCTCTTCCAGAAACATATCCTCGAAGAAGGAAATCTTGCTCTGAAAGATTCTACCGCTGGCGTTATCAAGTATCTGAACCTCACCTAATGTTTTCTCTCCGGGAGTTCTGATACCCATAGCGTTCTTAGGAGCGCCAGCCATCTCTTCCATACGTTGCTCGAGGACTGCGATCTGATTATCAGCGTTAAGTGCGGTAGTATCAGGGCGCATATGCTCTATGTCACCATCATCCCCTAGGTATACGCGCTCTCCGGGCTGGTATGTCCAGTCCTCCACAAAGCCTTTTACTTTCGTAATCGGATGCGCGATCTGATCGAAGACATCAGCTTTAAGATTCTCCAAGTGATCGATACGGTATTGAAGTCCAACTAAGTTATCCAAAGGCCCCATCGCGTAAAGATTATCAGGACGTAAACGCCAACCAACATGGCGAATAGAACCACTGGGACGCCAAGAAGGGTTCTTTTTTATGCGGACGATATGAAGTCTGTCCACCACAGTGATGATATGATCCTTGAGAAACTTTTTTGTATGTTCATTATAGAGGTCTCCACGGAATTCAAGCAACTCAATGTACCCTGATTCATAGTAGTGGTGGATAGAACCGAAGCCATCTATGATGTACCCATCTGACTTATTCATATCAGCGGGAGAGATGCCCTGAAGTTTTTCCCTATTTTGGATGATCAAGTCGAAGATATCTTCTTTCCATCCTTCCTCGGGGTGGTCATCGATGTCCGCTCGGAGTTCCCCAGTTGTCTTAACGGTTCTGATGATCTTTGGCGTAAGGCCAAAATCGTCAGCAGTAGGGTTGAAGACGATATCGTTTGGGGAGATACGAACTGCTTTAGGTCCGACATAGCCCGGAATCTCATCGCCGTTATCATCTGTGCGGGTTTCATTGACATACTCTACTGTTCCGAATACGTTACCGTAATCTATGTAGTCATAGATCATCTTTGATATTGTGGCACGAAAGTGGGAGACACGAGTCTTGTTCTTCATGTAGGACTCGATCATCTGCCGCTTCTCTCCTTCAGCAGACTCTCTATCTTCAGCTTGCCAATTCAACCAATCATCGTGAGGAAAAAGAGCAGCCATATAGTTAGCATGAAGATTATCACGAATCTGGCAGAGCTTGGGAGTAGTTGTCGAATTCTTCCAAGGAAGATTGGCGTTTGTCGTTTTGCGAGTATCGGTCTGAAACACATAATTGCGTAACTCCCTTTTCTCATTTAACCACGGTTTACGATGAGCTTCCCAACTTAGATACTTTTCCGAGATGCCTTTTGCTAAGGGATCTACACCATCAACTACTTCTTCTAATTCTAGAACACGACCAGCCATTCTCTAAACTCCGTTAATTAGGCGTATTCAACGCCGCCAAAGCGACTATTAAATTCAACTATATTATTATTGCTTGTTCCCGCCATTTTAGCAGGAGGAATAGATATCTCGATGGCATCAGCTACCGCATTCTTTACATCGTCGTGAGGAGGATGTTCTAGAACCAGTTCATCTTCCAGAGTCTGACAGTGCCCTCCTCTGTAATGCCAGACTGATAGGTTGTCGTAGCGTGGCTCCAGTATAGCTCTTAGCCGTTCTTCCTTGGAGCCTAACGCCCTTGTAGGGGAGTGCTCCTCTATCGATAACATCAATCCATTAGGTACGATGTAGCTATTCTTCAATTCCTTTACGATTGCTTTTTGTGCAGCAGTGCATTCTGCTCTCATCTTTCTGAAATCCCATTTGATATGTAGTCGAAGAATAGCATCATAGTAGTCTTTAATTTTTGCATCAGTTTTGAAACGATCTATATCAAGAACGAAGATCTGTCCTTGCGAAGAAATTCCAACCACCGCAATTGCCGTGTAGTCAGCCCGTTTTGTGAGACTAAACGCGAAGTCAATAGCTGCGAAAACGTTGATTCTTTCCCCTTTACAAAACCATTTTCCGTTAGATTGGTGGAGGTGTTTGGGATCGTAGTATTGGAAAAGAGCGGCACTGATTCCGGTTCCGTCTTCAGAGTTGGGGTTGTTGTAGTATTGAGCGCGGAATTGAGTGCGGTTAAGGTACTTGGCCCGTTTCTTCGCAAGAATCTTACGATCAAAGCCGAACCATTTTCCGTCGCTACGCTGCTGACGGGGCCAGAGGAACTGCCCTGTCCCATCACCTTCGTCCTCAACTTCTCGCTCCAGCTTCTCATAGACAGACTCCCAATCTATGACTTCACCATCTTCGTTGTATTCTTCCTCTTCCATTTCCATCAAGTCGTTGTATAGATCCTTGGGGTGGTATCTGGTACCAACAACCCACTCTTGTGATCCTCCGGATTCTGACCCGTCGCCTGTTCCTTCAATTGAAGATAATAGAGAGTACTGGTCTTTGACTTTCTCGCGACCATCATTCGTGTAAGCGTTCTCTTGAACAACCACATCATCGAGGACAGCAACATCACAATGAAGGCCAGTAATGCTGGTAGTAAGACCAGCGGTGAAGATCGAAGGATCTCGGACACCTTCCTTGACGCGTTTTGGATGGTCCACGGAGATTTCGCTGTTAGTCCACTTCTCCCGCTTATCAATACTTTCATTTATCATCTCTGGCCAGTAGCGTTTATATATCTTATTTGTTAAAATATCTTTGATAAACTTAAGTTGTTTCTCTGCTAAATTTGCTGTACTGCTAATATACAGGACACGATGTTCCGGATGTTTTGTAATATACCATGCTACTCGATATCCCATTAATCGGCTTTTCTGGTGATCACGAGGAAACAAAAGAAGTTGGTGTGACTTAGCTTCCTGCCTTGTCCACCAGTCGCAAGCCTCGACGTGTATAGCGCCTAATATAGTTTGGGGTGCTATCAGTTTGATAAAAGTTACTAAATCTGATTCAGCTGCGGTACGTATTCCTTCTATTTTTTCCTGTTTACTAGAAGACATACCAGAACCTATTTACAAGTGTTTTCCAAGCAAGCTTAAGTCCGTCTTTAATTTGTTGAAAAAGCTCTTTCATACTTTAAGCAATTCTTTCTAAGTCTTCTGCGATTGATGCGTTGATACCAACTTGGATCTTAGCCTGTTGAGTAACCTCAGCCTTAGATGGTCTTCCACGAGACTTGGGTTTCCAGCCAGCGTCACTAATAAATTTAGCTGCGTTATACTTTCCTTTACCGCTTCTGGACTCTTCAAGGATGACCCGGACAGCTTCTGATCGCATTTTTATTTCAAGCTCCGCTCTCCACTGATAGACGTAGTCCTCCATCCAAGCCAATTCAGAAATAAGCTTCCAGTGGTTCCACTCACCAAAAGCTGCTATAGCGAATTCATATTCTGTAGGATCATTAGATTCTAGATATAACCTCTTTAAAGAGGGTAGTTTTTCTTGGGGATCTTCATCTTTGAGAGTATATAAGGGACCGTGATTAGCTAATTTACCGTAGGCCATTTCCCTAAACAGAGATTGGGTACGGTAGCGCCCCATCTTATCACGAAACCGTCCCTTATACTCTGGGTACTTTAAGATATTAGATTGTTTCGTCATTTGTATATTCTGTACATATCTCTTTGCTATCTAAAACATTAAAAATCTGGCAGTTCATATCTGTTGCTTTACTTAAAACAACATCCATTACCGTTAAGTCATTTTTAATGATTTGATTAGTATCATATGTCATACGTACATAATTCAAATACGATAGTGGAGCAGGGAGCGCACACCCGTAAGTGAATAAAATACTAAGACTAACTAGATATACTATACCTACCTTATGAAAAATGATGCCATAAAATAATAACTACCATAGCCCAAGGCATCCATTTATGTGCGTGTTCGTATATATTCATTTCTTCTTACTCCGTTTTTTAGGGGTTTTCTTTTGTTTTTTAGTCTTCGGCTTCTTTACGGGCTTGTCTCCGTACGATCCTATCTTAACCATTTATTTTCCACACTGGCAATTATCACATTCACAAATAGGACATTTACAGTCTTTTGATAGTGTCATGGTATCTCTCCTTTGGTTGATTGGTGGAGCAGGTGGGAGTCGAACCCACGTTTACTGTAGTTGAAGTCATTATCGGACTCCGATTAGGGACTACTAGTATCTTTTCCAAGTCTGCCCCGTTAAATTTCTTGTCCCTTACATGATTGATCGGGGATGTCTTTTCCTTTAATAGGCTTAGCGTGTGTCTTGGTGTGGTTTTGAAGTTCTTCCTCGGTGAAGCAATACCCTTGGACGTCTAGTAGGGCTACGCCATTGAGATTCATTATGTTAATTATCTTGAGGACTTCTCCACTTATGAAGGCTTCACAGAAGGTACGGATACGAGTAATAGCCTTACCATTGTTATCAACGGCTACCAGATCTACGGTTCCCTTATTCCGAGTCTCTATGTGAAGGACTAACGCCACATCGTCCTTAACGATGGGGGGTGTGACGACAACTACAGGGGGCTCTATGCCCGTACAGCCTACCAGTAGAGACAAAGCTAACAGGGTACCCGCAAGTCTACTTTCCACCTTCTCGTCTCCTTTTCTATTATCTATACTACTAGTATAGCATATTGAGGAGCCAAAGTCAAGTTAAATCAATTAAGAAAGAGTCTTGACAGACGATCTATTATGTGTTACCCTATTACTATAGTATATACTATATTGATAGCATTGTTAATCTAAGTGGTCTACAAGGAGTAGTAAGTAACATAATAACAAGGGTAATAGCTATAGAATCAACCCTGTTATTAAGTTACCCCGCAACCGATATTTTACCCTGAAGGAATTTCTGCTAGTAATTTGGAAGGTCAGAGAAACAGTACAGAGCGGCCCCATCCCCCCTTGGCTCCCTATTGCAAATGAGAATTAGTCGCATTATAATGTTGCACCGCACCATAGGAAATGCTGCACCTGCGAACAACTATGCTGCACTGCAACATTTACCCAGACCCAATGCTGCACTGCAACATAATATATTGCAACTGCGAACAACTATGCTGCACTGCAACATTTATCCGGATTGATATTGCACTGCAACATAATATATTGCATCGCAACATACAATGTTGCACTGCAGCATAGCCCAGCCAGCCCTAAGACTTTGTTCCTAAACATAGGATCGCTACCCAGAGCCAACCTAGTCCTAACAATAGGAATACATTCCAATACCTGCTCTCAATACTTGGCATGATTATTGCATTATGCAATTCTTATGCCAACAATCTACCCGGACCAGCTTTATAGGATGATATCCCTATCTAATTTTATTTGTAGATAATAGATCTAATTCACCTTTTGTTCGAGACAATCTTCCTAACCCTGAGACTCTCTTCCTATCTGGCTGATATTAGGAATAACCTCCTCTGTTTAGGAATACGTACTTATTGATAGGAATAACTAGGTGTGGTATACTTCCCATACTGAAGATATAAAGATATTATTCCTATAGTTTAGGAATGATAGTCTACATAGGATGATAGACCTAAGTCTGTCTCTGATAGGAGTATATGCTTATGCGTAAGCGTCTGGGTAGACGTGAGCGTGAAGCTAGGAAAATACTCCGGTTGCTTACTCTGGCGCGAGCTAGGAAGGTTGTCATATGTTGTGACGATAATCCTTACCTCCCGTTATGGCATAGGACTGGAGTCCCATTTACCAAGCCGAGCGTTCGACCGTGGGAATATAATGCTAGGAAGGCTGTCCTAGTCCGTAAGGGCTGGAAGGAAAGTAAACCTAGGAAAATTCTCTCTGGTGTTGATCACCTTGGGAATAAGATCATAAGTATCACCTAATTGGGAGCGTGTTCCTAACGCCCCTCTAAGATAGGATTGTTTGCCTAGCAGTAGGTGTACTGTCTCTATAAGTCGCGTATGTGCTATGCCTTACGCGCAACGTGGATGGTACATCTACTACTAGGCTGAAAAGCCTAGCCCTCAGCGATCAGTCGGTGGCTGGTGTGAATCAGTGAACGGTTCAGTCAGCGTAAATCCATTAATCTAGCTAGTCCGTGAAAGCTAACACTTAAAACGCTAAGAGAATGCCAGTGTAAGCTAGTGGATCAAGGCTGTTGCCCTAAGTGGGCCGTGAAAGCCATTGATACGGGTCTAGTGTACCTTGGGAACGTCTGACGACGAAGTACCTATAAGAGTACACTTGTAGTGCCTGTATCATAACGTGGTAGACACAAGCTGATCGTGTATATTCTATCTACCTTCCGAGGTCAAAGGTGTGCCTTGTCCCGTGCCTTAGAAAGCAAAGGACAAAGCCATGTCAAACAAGAAGTTTGAACTGTACCTTTCACGTGCAGAGCGCGCGGTGAAGGGTGTTGCGACCAACTATCGCAAGGCAGCTAACATAGCGATCACAGTGTTTGAAACGCACGGTGATCTCAGCCTGTGCCAGCGCATTCTTGACTCCATGAACGACAAATCTCGTAGTGGTGTGGTCAAGCGTTCTGGTTTCCTTACGTGGTTGGTCACGTTCTCACCTGCCATCCTTGATGTTGATGACAAGAAGAAGTTAGTCAAAGACAAGACGGATGATGCAGTTGGGTTCGACGTTAAGACTGCCGTCAAGACAGATTTCTGGACACTGTCAGCGAACAACGACGAAGAATTGCTGTTCAATGGTGAGGACGTTTGGAAAGAAGTCAATCGTGTACTCAAGAAGTACAAGAAGGATAGTGCCACGTCTAAAGACAAGACAGGCACGTTCGCAATCACTACGCTCGAGGGTGTGTTAAGCAAACACGCTCCCGAGTTGTCTCTCACTTAACGCAGTAGGTGTGGGGCAAGGTACACCTGTGACCTTACGTGAACCTGTTCAACCTACGTACACGCGGTATACGCTAGGCGTGGGTGCGGGTGAGTGCATATGGTTCAGACATGTGAACACGTAAGCTATGTCGGTACGGTAACCCTTAAGGGACCACCCGTAACGCGCTATACGTTAGTAATTCCCTGAATAATTCCAATAGCAGCGTGAGGTCACTACTCTAGTTTATCACTTTAACTCACTTGGAGGTTAATATGAACTATGAACAGGAAGTAAGAATTGAAGTAAGAATAGATGGAATAATTAACAATATGTGTGAAGGTTCAGTAGCACAGTCTATCGCATTCCTCAAGGCATTAGAAAAAGAACAGAAAGAACAGAAAAATGCTAAGACAAAATACCTGTCCTCGACCCTAATCGAATAAGTCTTAGCTTATGAATTAGTCTTTGAACTATAAGTAGGAGCTTATATTATGGACGCAGAAGATGTTAAGAGAAGGTATCGTGAGGCTATGGTGAAGGCACAGGCTGAGAAGCCCTTAACATTGGGCGCTGTACTTTGTGATATGCACGGCAAGGCCTTTAACTACGCACCTGATATCCCCTTTATCAAGTGGGATAATTGGATTGCATTTCGGATAGATGACTTCGTCATGCCTAATATAGAATACATAGGTAGCTACGTCTACTGTAACAAGTACCTGTATGTTGTCGCTGAAGGTGTAGCTATGGCTAAGTATGACAACAGGTGGGTAATGATTGGGACCTTTGAAGTAGAGGAGATCACGAAGTGAACATCACATTAACAGGTATAGTAACAATAGCTATTGCTTTTGTCCTGCTCTGCTGCTACTTAGAGTGGGAAGAGAGGAGTAAGAAGAAATGATATACGTCCTAATGATTAAGTCATTTATGTTAGGGTGGATGATAGTTCCAATAGAAAATAATCCATACTCTACATTATACGCTTGTACTATTACACGTAATATGATAATAAAACATAACGTTTTTCTATTAGATAAAAACAATTCTTTACATGGTATAAGTTGTGTCCAACGTAAAAAGAACTACTTAAATATAGAGAAGGAGAACAAGTGATGCACGATCCTTTGAAGTACAGTGATGAAAGGTTCTTTGCTATCGAGGCATTGAACGACAGGTATCAACGTGAGCGTGACACTAAGAGTTGTCAAGCTCTGCTTCTTAAGTTGCAAGAGATACACCCTAATATAAAGGAGACTACCAATGGGTAACAACTACCTACGTAAGACACGTAACAAAGTTAAGAAACAACCTAACAATAGAGGTGTACGTAAGGGTATCGATGGTAAGTACCGTGTCTGGACCTTGATGTCTGCTGAATACCTCGGTATGATAGAAGAGGATGACACCTTCACTAAGGATTACCCCGTATCAACCACGATAGGTACGTATGAAGGCAAGGCAGAGGCAGACCGTGCCCTTTCTCGTCCTAAGTTAGAAGGAGAGTGGAAGTGATACTTCAAGGAGAAGATCAAGTTAATCTCTTTAGAGCAGTGGCATTGAAGCATGGGTTAAGTCTTTACCTTAAGACGGGAATGAAACCTAACAGCAACTGGACTTTAAAGAATATGTTAACAACAATAACACTATATACTGGAGAGGTATATAATGTTAGTAAGAAAGCAGGACATAAAGCACTGGCTGATCTTAATAAGTTACTGAGAGAGGAAATTACAGATGATACCACACACTAAACAACACAACCTGCAATCAGGTGGTGCTGTTGGTGAAAGCAAAGAGTACAGCTTCGAGATGAACGCACACATGGCGTCACTGCTGAGTGACAAATTGTATTCCAATAAGGTGGAAGCTATCATCAGAGAGCTAGCCTGTAATGCACAGGACAGTCACGTCGAAGCGGGGAATACTAACCCTATTGATGTGCACCTACCTACTGTAATCGAACCGTTCTTCTACATAGAGGACTTTGGTATAGGTCTTAGTCACGAGGATGTGATGGATCTATATACAACCTATGGTGCAAGTACTAAGCGTGGTACTAACACTCAAGTAGGGCAGTTTGGTCTCGGTTCCAAAGTATTCTTTGCATACACTGACCAAGCCACCATCACTGCAACCAAGGATGGTATACGTACACAGTACGCTGCCTTCAAGGATGAGAGTGGTATGCCTAACATCACAACGATGGGGGCTGCTATCCACGACAGTAGTCTCCCTAATGGTGTCAAGGTATACGTTGGTGTTCTTCCCGGTGACATCGGGGCGTTCTCTAACAATGCACAGTCTATCTTCCGTCGCTTTGATCCACGTCCTAATATCTTAGGTGGCTCTGACTATGAGATAGAGGAGTATGAGGCCATCATGGATGGTAACGGATGGATTCTCAGACGGGAAGAGACAGGGTATTACAACAGACAGAAGGCAGTACCTTTCGCAGTACAAGGCAACGTAGCCTATCGTATCTCAGCTGATGAGATGGACTCTCATATAAGTGATACACCTATACACTTTATGCTATCATTACCCTTCGATATCACCTTTGAAATAGGTGAGTTAGATGTTAGCAGTAGTAGGGAGGAACTATCATATAACAAACAGACTATAGGTGCAATCATTACTAGATTTAATGAGATCTACGATGAGTTGACTACCACCTTGATACCTGACCTCTTCACTGATTGTACTACCCAATGGGAGGCAACCAAGGTACTCGCTAAGTTGATGGAAGGGAGTGATGATGGACACTATCGTGACCTCATCAAAGGAGCAGCTGTATTTAATGGTGTGCCAGTAGAGGAGAAGATAGAGATAGGCCTTGATATGGTCAATCCTGCCTTCATTGACCTTACTGCTACTCCTGATACACTAAGGAGAATTAAAACCTTCAAGGATACAACTATAATCTACTTACCTGAACGTGAGTTCTCACTCAAGACCTCATCCTTTGCCAAGGATCAAGTGAAGCCACGTACCCTTACCTTAGTAGGAGAAGATGAGTACCTAGTGTTGTGGGATGACAAGTCTAAGCCACGCCAACCATCTAGGTTAAAGCTTTACATGGAGTCGGAATACGGTGATGCTAAGAGAGGGTACCGTAGTAACTGGAGGACAGACCCTACTACTGATGGGTACCCTCGTGGTGTGTACGTGGTACAGTGTGACACTGAAGTACAAATGCGTAAGGTACAGGCAGCTATGGGTGGGCACCCTTACTCTAAGTTCAATGATATAGTACCTGAGATACCAAAGGTTGTACGTGTCAAACTACCAGGAGGGGGGACAACAGCCCGTGACATTACAGTGACATACTATAGCGGGACCTGTCGCTCCTCTTATGGAGGTAGTGAGCGTGATGAGAAGAGAAAACAGTGGAATGATACCGTAGTAGACACAACAGTGGAGACTACTGGGTATTACGTTGACCTCCATGCTTGGTCAGTAAAAGAAGGGCCTGATATTCAGAGGCTCTACAACTTAGCGGCTAACATAGGCCTCCTTTATACTCCCACTCAGATCCACGGATGTCCCGGTTCTATTAAGAACCCCTTCGTTAAACTACCGGGATGGAAGGATCTCACTCAAGAGTTGAAGCGTCTCACTTTAAAATGGTTCGATGATCCACTCAATGTCAAGGCAGTCATACTCAAGGATGTACTAGATCTAGATGATTTAGACTTCCCCGATAAAAATGATATAAAAAATATTAGGGGGCTATTGACAAAGACAGTAGAGTATGTTATACTACCAGTAGGTAGTGTTGCTAGAGACTACCTTACTTACCTTACACAAGAGAGTGACAAGCTTGACATCATTAAAGGTTATCATAGTTTACAATGTAACCTACTCTATAGTGACAAGATAGATAAGTTAATTGCTAAAGAGAAGAACAACAAGAAGTCTATAGTAAAGACTCTATTGAAGCAGCGTACTGAGTTCTATAAGAAGTATCCGTTACTCCGTTACGTATCGGACTCTTATTATGATAATCAAGATGCTGCGACTGATATCTGTCAATACATCAAACAGATGGAGAAGAACTGATGAATGACAATGCTTACATCATGACAGATGAAGTGATCAACCTTGTTATCTATAGCAAGGCGTTCACTGTTACCCGAGCTCATGTTAACTACGATGAGATCAGGGAACTACTCACGTCCGAGCCTCCCATCGAATGGGATGCTATCCTTGACCTCACCGACGTTGCCGCCACTGTTAATAGCTGGGCGGGTGAGTCGGACATCGAGGTGATCGATGGTGTGGTATGCTATCGTGGACGTCACGTTCACAACGTAGTATCCTCCCGTATCCTCGATGGTATGTCAGAGGGCGAGGATGTTACACCTTTCGTGTCCTTCCTTGCTAACCTGATGAAGAACCCCTCAATGAGAGCGCAAAGGGAACTATATTTGTTCCTCGAGAAATCTGAGTTGCCTCTCACTGAAGACGGACACTTCCTCGCATATAAGAGTGTTGATTCTGACTTCATGGACCGTCACTCCCATACCTTCAGCAATAGGATTGGTAGTGTTTGCTCTATGAAGAGGGAAGAAGTAGATGATGAGCGTGACAACACGTGCTCATATGGTCTCCACTTCTGCTCGATTGAGTATCTCCGTGGATTCTGGGGATTTGGTGGTCACACTATGATACTCAAGATCAACCCCGCTGACGTGGTATCTATCCCTTCCGACTATGACAATGCGAAGGGACGGACATGTCGTTACAAGGTAGTCGGTGAGCTTGAAAATGATGAACACTTTGATGGTTACGATGATAGTGTGTGGCACGACAACGACGAAGAAGAACGTATGTCCTCGGAAGATTGGGACTGGTAAATAAAATTCGTAATTGTAAATAAGGAGATAGATAATGTTTATAGTAACACTACTGGCGATACTCTTAGGATTTCAAGAGCCAGCATTAGATCAAGTAGATAGCAGCGGTCAATCAGCCTATGTATATGTTGGCTGTCATGTTGTAGAAGAAAATCCGAAAGATGGAAATGCTGCTTATGGTCCATTTGGAATCACAACTCCTGTTGTGTTTTTCAAACAAATTTCAGATGATGGCACCGTTGGTTCCATCACCACTGCTAAACCTTGTTAGTGGTATGCGGTGTCATATCTGTAACCGCCGCCTCAATACAGATGAAGTAAAGCAGGGTAGAGGGGGAAAGTGGGAGCCGTGTACTAGTTGTATAAATGCTGCCACTGACCCCTCTATCTTGGTTACTAGTAAAGAGGTGGAAGATTGTCTTGTCTCTAATATTCACCCGGATGATCGTGATGACTGAATACAGCAAAGAGAGCCAGAAGCTAGTGAGTAAGGGACCATGTAATGACTGTGGTTCCTCGGATGCGTGTGCTCTATACGAAGATGGACATACGTATTGCTACTCGTGTGAAGTACGAAGAGAAGGAGAAGTTATGCCGATAACAACAGTAAAGCATACACCTCTTCTCCCTAACCTCGAGAATATGAAGATCGGTCCGATATCAGAACGAAACATAAACGCGGATACTTTACGTTCTTATGATGTACGTCTCAAGGTTGAGGAAGGAGTAGTTGTCAGTCACTATTACCCATATACTGACAAGGAAGGAAATACCATAGCATATAAGATACGTGATGTTCCCAAGAATATGTACTCAAAGGGGAATATTAACAAGGCAATCCTATTTGGACAGTCTAAGTTTAATGGTGGTGGTAAGTATGTCACTGTCACTGAGGGAGAGATTGATTGTCTCTCTGTTTATCAGATGATGGGGTCCCGCTATCCTGTGGTGTCAATTAAGAATGGTGCACAAGCAGCGTACCGTGACGTCAAGCGTAACTTTGAGTGGTTGAATTCATTCGAGAACATCGTGCTTGCCTTTGATAGTGATGATCCCGGTATTGAGGCGTGTCATTCCGTTGCCAGTTTGTTCCCAAAGAAGGTACACGTTATGAATCTCCAGCGTAAGGATGCTGGTGAGTACTTAGAGAACAACGATGGTAAGGAGTTCGTTAACCTGTGGTGGAGAGCAACCGAAGAAGCTTATCAACCAGAGGACATCATAACAGGAGAGCGGATGTGGGATGCTATTATGAAGGAGGATACGTTCACCTCCTACGACTACCCGTGGACTGCACTCAACGACAAGACCTATGGTATGCGTACTAGTGAGATGACTATCGTGACTGCTGGTGCAGGAGTAGGTAAGACTAGCTTTGTAAAGGAGACAGCATACTACCTACTCAACAACTATGATGCTAAGGTAGGTCTCATCATGTTAGAGGAAACTAAACAAGAAACAGGAAAAGGGTTGATAAGTCTAGCTCTTGATAAGCCAGTTCACCTACCTGATACTCACGTAACTGATCTAGAAATGAG